AACGCCCAATTATGGAATTCAGGTTGCCAAGGACTACCATAAAATTTGATTCCATCAATAGTAATATCATTATCAAAAAGATAAGTTACCCCCAAATCTTTGAACTCTTGATCGATATCAGTTCGTTCTTCAAATCCAAAGTCGTGATTTCCTGCAATGAAGATTTTATGTTCAAAATCGGTATTTGAAAACCACTCCAAAAACTGAGTGATTTCATGTTTATGTCCCATACTTGTACAATCACCTGCGTGTACGAGAATATCGCCACTACCCAATATGTTTCCCATCCCCTTACTTGTAAGGTGTTTGTGTTTGTTGTGAGTGTCAGAGATGAATGTTATTTTCTTTTTCATAATGATATTGCCAATTCCCATTTTAACCAACCAATAATTAGTTCCAAATCACCGTTAAGTTTTCTTGTATGGGTTATTTTTACAAATGGAAAAATATAAATTTGTCCATATACTTCATATATTTTCATATCAATCCCACCAATAACGAATGTTGTGACCTATAAATTTCCATAGTAATTGTTCGGCTTTCTTTTGTTTTTGTCTTGATTTAAGCATAAGTTCACGTTTCAACAAATCAATCTCATCAACATTATCCCAATATTCATATTTGGATTTTATAAAAGATGTCCCATCACCCCTACCAGTATCCACAAACTCCCAATTAAATACATCATTACCATATTTTTCTCTAATGGTATCCATCCATTCAAGCTCATAATCTCCATTATAAACTTTATCCATCAAACTAATTGCAGTTCGGATTCGTGAAGCGTTTTGTTTTGATCTGTCGGGGTTCAGTTTATCTGATTCAAATAATTCTGCTTGTCTTTCCAATTGTTTTTTGAAAAGTTCAATAGAATATATGTAATCGAAGTCAAATCCATTCCAAATAATCGGCAAGAAGTCGATTACTCGTTTGATTTGTTGATATTTTCTTCGGATACGGTAGGTGAAAGATTGCCAGTTCATAATAATTTTTAGGTTTAGACAAATATACGAAAAAAAGCAAGACCCACCAAATAAATTTGTGGGTCTTGTAAAAGGGATATATGAGAACACTCACTTTGTGAGCGATTGTATAAATAAATATGATGATTTGTAAAAAAGTCCATACTGAGATATCAACAGAACAATTTTTCTACATTGTACAAATCATATCTTGAATTTTTATTTCTAAATAGGCTCCAAAATTCGTATCTCAAATATTTGATAACCTCTTTGTCTGAATCACTAAGATTATCATTGACGTGTTTGGATTCCCAAAGGTTAAAACACTTCATTGTGGCATTCAAATGCTCTTTGCTTTGAGAAGATTTAAGTACTCTAAGTACCCACTTGAAATCTGAGATTGCGGAGGAAATGTTCATTGTCGTCATGTTTAGTTTTGTTTAACGAAGATACAATAAAAATTTACTCCGACAAAATTATCGGAGTAAATAATTATTTTTTTTATTTATCGTAATACGACTTATTTCAAAAGTGAGAAATACTCTTTGAAATGTTTGATTCTATCAGGTAATCCGATTGTACCACCATTAACTCTTTTGGTTACTGCTGTTACTGTAGCGTCATCCGCTCCTTTGTCACAAATTGCCCACAATTTGTTTGAATCAAAGAAGAATGCTGCAGATGCTAAAGGATATTTTGTTGCAACTAAATCTGGATTAGCAACTGTGTCTTCACCGATAAATTTAGCAAATTTTGTATAGTTGTCTTTACCGGTCAATTGGATATATCCACGACCTCTAAACTTGAAACCTTCTTTTGTTGTTTCATCTCCATTACCCATTCTACTTCCATAAACTTTGGATGCGATTTTTTCAGGATTTTTAGCGTAACCTTCTGCCAAGTTTCCAGGGAAATATTTTGGAAATATTTTTTTCAAACCATCCGCAGAATAATTTAGATTTTCTTGAATCGCTTTGAAACCAGCCGACTCATGTCCACACTGAGCTAAAAAGTGTGCCAATCTAAGTGGATTTGTAATGTTGAATTTCTTTGCCGCGTCAGGAATCTGAGCAATTACAGCATCAGGGATATGACCCTTCAGATTTTCTAACTTCAAAGGACCAGCATTAACAATCGGAGTTGATGGTTCAGTGATAAGTTGTTTAGTTCCAAACATCTTTGCCCAAGTCCCTTCACCAACAATACCGTCAGCGGTTAATCCATTAGACGATTGCCATTTTTTAACCGCAGCCTCTGTACCAGAACCGAATACACCATCGGCTCCCAAACCTAATTTTGCTTGGAGTTTTTTTACGTCTTCTCCTTTAGACCCAACTTTTAGTATCATAGTAATTTATTTTATATTAATAAATATTGTCTAAAACCAATAAGATAATTTACCTTAACATAAACTAAAAATTTAGGACAAAATTAAATTTGGTGATATTTATGAATACCAAGATACTATCGAATGAAAATTTTAACCCTTTTTATGGCGGGCATTATGCTATACATAATGCCTCACATCACCACAAATCTTACTGATGAAATATGGGTTGAATCTGTCGTAAACAAGATTCAAGTGGGAAATCTCGCAGGAAATCGAAACTTAGAATTCGGTTTGAGAAACATCACAGAGGAATTTTTACAAGAAAAAAATTTCGATCTAAACCCTGACTCCAAACAAAAACTATCTATTGAAATTGTCTACTTGGATGTATTAAAAACCAAGACGAATGTCTCTGTATTTCACAAAGACAGTGAATCTGTTGTAATACGTCTCAGAGGAGTTTTGAAGGTTGATGGAAAAAAAATCAAAGAAGTTATTGTTGAAGAAGAATCATCTGAGATTTCCATGTCAACACTAATTGTGGACAACGGAGGGAATTTCAATCAACAATCTTTGAGTAATGCGTTGAAAAAGTCTAGTGATACCTTGGTAACTAAACTATTTGAAACAAATTAAATGAAAAATTTATTACTAATATCTTTTTTCTTAATCTCGTTCACTTCATTTGGGCAAATTAAGTTTAAGTTCCCCGACACAAGAATTTTAACCGATATAAGCGGGGGAGTTATTGATAGAGGAGACCAATTTGATGTTATGGTTCATGCAAATGGTAATGGTGATGCTGTTACAAGGCAATTACTATTTGACTTTCAATACGACCAAACAAACTTTGAGATAGTTTCAATCAATCATACAGGCACAGGTGGAAACGGTGGAGTATTCCCTACAGGTTCAAATATACAACTATCTTGGCAAAACTACCCAGGATATACTTACGCAGGAAATAGTACTTTTACAAACGGTACACAAAGATATGTTTCCAACGCGACTTACACATATAATGCTAACGGATCCAATGCAATTATAAGAGCGACTCTAACATGGGCAACAAATTCTCCAATGCCCTTTAACGCTTTTTCTCAAATAATAATTGTAAGGTTTAGATTAAAGGCGGCGTCTACATCAAACGCATTCAACCCTGTTAAATTAAACTTTGTTGCAGGATGGAATGTGCAAGGGGCTGGTGTTGCGACCTTTATGGACACACCATTATCAACTGAGGTTATCATGAATCAAAATACAGGTAAATTGATAACCGCAAAAGTTGACGCAAATACGAATTTACTAAATTTAACTGGTTTAAGGGTTTCATTCAGAGATACTTTAACAAATACCAATCAAAGCTTTAATGTTTTATCAAACGGTAATGTGGATATAAACCAATCCTTATTATCTGAAAATAAAGTATATGAGGTTTCGGTAATGCATGATACGGACAAACTAAATACCATTTATAATAACGCAATAACAATTTCCGACTTTACATCGGCACAAGGAGAATTTGTGACAATGGGATTAGATGGAAGCAAAGGACAAACAATCAATACCGGACAATCCCTATATGCCGCTGACATCAATAGAAATAAATTGATTGATGGTGGAGATTTACCAAGGTTGTTATCACAAGTCGTAGGTATTGACGCATTAGTAACCGTTCCAAATGGATATACACAAGGTAGTGGTGGTTATATGAGTGTACCAACATGGATGTCTACCGATGCAACAACTATCGCTGGTCAAGTTGAGTGGGCGATAATTACACCAAATCATTATTCTCAAAATGTGTCCAGAATATTGGTTGATATGAGAGAATTCGATGCAACTAATACACCTGAAAAAATAAAGTCACTCCAATTATTTGATTTGTATGTTGGACCTGTAGAATTTGTTTCGAAGGACGGAACTTGGGCAACATTTAGAATACCATCTGGTATATCTTCAATAGGCACGTCAACTTACACACCATACATAAGAAATATCAATGGAGGTCCAGACTTTGGGTTAAGGGCGGAATTTACATTTAATGACTCACCATCAAATTCTTGGGGAGCTATAACAACAACTAATTGGAATTCTTTTGATTTCCCTAAAACTTATATTAAAACAGGGACAATAGGAACTAACACGGTTGTAGACCTGAAATATCTTTTATGGGGAGATGTGAATCGTTCTCACTCATCACAAGTTGTTGTAAGTAATAATGGAGTTGCATCTGTAGTTAGTAGAGCCCTAAATAGTTTGAAGTCGAACACGACATTCAGAAATATGGCAACAGAATCATTCATCAATACTCCAAATGATGTTCCATCAATAGATGTAAATCTATCTAATTTGACTGTGACATCGAATAATATTGAAATCCCTATAAGTGTAACGACAAATGGAAATCCTGTTACAGGACTACAATTTGAATTTGATTACGACCCAACGAAAATAAAGTTTGAGGAGTTTTTCCCAAATGTACCAAATACATGGTACTTGTTTGTTAACTCTGTTGACGGTAAAGTCAAATTTGGTGGAATAGACCCAAATGAAAAAACTCCAGTAACTGGAACGGCAATTCCATTCAAATTGAAATTTTCAACAATTGGTAATGGTGTTGATATTTTGACTTCCATCAAAGTATCTTCCACTATGGATGCTAACACAATCAAGGGTTCTCAATTAGGAATAAAATTGAATACAACTCAAATAAAATTAACGGGATATAATAATTTCTAACATGAAAAAAATATTATCAATACTAATTTTCTCAGTTCTCTTTTTACAAGGATGTTTCAACCCTTACTACGATGAAATGCCGGAAATTGATTTAGGGGCTAAATCAACTTCTACAAACATAAAATCTGTTTTTCAGAATGGAAACATAGTGTTTATAGAGTTCGAAACAACTGTCGGATCAAAATATTCAGTACAAATAATACCTTTTGGTCAAGAAATACCAATAAAAAAAGAAGGCTTCACGGCAGTTGACACAACCACAAAAAGGGTATATAATTTAACAGAAGAACCAAAAGGGTATTATGACTTGGTTTTTTTGGACATTTCGGGGAAAGATATAAAATATCCGTTAATTATTAAATAAAATAAATAAACTAAATAATAATACCATGAGTGAAGAAACAGAAAACCATAATGACGGAACTTGGTCAGGATTGAAAAAGACAATTATCGGATTGTTAACTACGGCAGTGTTGGGTGCCGGAGGAGTTATTACAAATAAATTGATTAACGGTGGTGAAGAAGAAGTTGTAGCCCCTGTTCAACAACAAACTCCAATTATTATTAACAACAATAACCAACAACAACAATCTGGTGGTGACAAAACTGTAATCATCAGAGAAAAATCAAGTCAACCAGCATCACAACCCGCAGCGACGGATAAACCTAATAAAAAAGAAGGAGACGAGTTCAAAGAAACCGCTCCAAAATGGTAAATATGGAACAATTTTTAAGTTTTATGGTATTCCTCACATTGTTGATGGTATCCATGTTTGTATTTTATTCACCATCATTGTATTTGTTAATCTTCTTCGGAGGTGCGACTTACTTGATGTTGAGAGGTAAGAAGAAGGGTTGGGCTTGGCCAAAGAGACCTTAATAAACACATAATACAATTGAGGTTTAATATGAAAAAATTTATTTTATCGTCGATATTTGCACTAATAGTACAAATATCGGCGTTTTCTCAAACTGTAGGAAGTACAAAAACTGAGCAATACAAGGCATCGTTTGAAACTGCAATTGATATAAGTCAATTCATGGATTATGAAGGAAAACAAATTCCAATTCAAATCTTAAAGGCAGGTATTTCAGATGAAATGTATGAGATGTATCCTGAACTCAAAGAAAAAAGAGTTGGTTTAGGTGTTGCGAACATTTCTATGGAATATCTTGAGAATCTTAACAGGTTCAAATTTACTGAAGATAAGACGGAAATTAAAAACCGAATGGTTAAGCAATTCCAAGCGTCTCAAGCGGGAATTTCTGAAAACCAATTGGATGGTTTCGGTAAAATTAATTTGGCGGAATATTTTGTAACTATTGAATGTTATGATTACTCCATTTCAGAAGATGAAACTGTAAATCTGAAAGATGGTGTGAAAAATATGATGGTAACCCGTATTGGTCTACAAGTTAGATTTACAAATGCGGAAACTGGTGTTGTATTCGGAGCATCAGGACTTGGAGAAGCAGTTACAACAAGAGAATTAACACTTCTATCAGACGCAACAGTCGATCCTGTGAAATTTAATCAATCTACAATATCTATCGCAACAAAAAAGGCACTTGACATTGCTTGTGCCAGAATCTTAGATAGAATGATTAAAAAAGGAATATTCACAGAATAAAATATTTGGAAACCGATGAAAATTGAAAAGTTTGAAAATATTTTTAATGTTATTATTCATGGTATTAGTTTACCACGAATCACAGGGGCAAGTTGTTACACAAACATACATTGACCCCTGTGATTCAAAAACTTATGTTGTATCTATACCCATACAATCTAATACTGGTGTTTTAGTTATAGTCAGAAACAAATCCAAAGTATTTAATTATCAACAATTCACCTCAGGGGAAGTAACCATTTGGATTAACGGAATTTTTTCAACACCATGTCCCGCAAATGCGGTGGTAACCCAAACTGTCACACAAGCTGTATCACAAGCCGCCTCCAACGTAGCGTCGTCAGCGGCCTCATCTGCAGCATCTTCCGCAGCTTCATCCGCGGCATCTTCATCAGCCTCCTCAACTGCTGCGTCTTCCGCAAGTAGTACCACTCCTACATCCTCATCCTCATCATCTTCAAGTTCTTCTAGTTCATCATCACAATCTTCTTCAGGAGAATCCTCATCATCTTCAAGTAGTAGTGAATCAAGTTCAAGTGAGTCGAGTTCTGAGGGTGGTTCCGAAGAAGGTGGTTCAGAAGGCGGAGATTCGGGAGAAAGTGAAGATGATAATTCAGATGGCAAAGGGAAAGGTGATAAAAAGAAAGTTGGTCCAGTGAATCCAATGTTGGTTTCCTCAGACCTGACAACCGCACAGGGACCCGATTTGAAATACAGTGCAATCGCCTCCTTTGGTCTTAGTCAATCATCATTAGCGGGAAATGAAACTTGGGGTGCAAACGCCATGATTTGGAGTACCTTAGACCAATTTGCTTTGGGTGGGGGATATACAAAAATGAATTTTCAACAAGGGAAATTAAACCAAATCCACTCTTACTCATTCACCGCAGCTTACTTAGATGGAACTTATATGGGATTACTTGGGTACACGAATATTAAACCAAGTGAAAAATATGGGACATACGGATATAACGTTGGTTTAATAACTTTATTGTTGAAAGATACTGAAGTTAATACTGAAACAAGAACAATTAAAAGAGTATTCAACTTATCTCTTGCCACTTCGGCAGTTGTATTTTGGACAAAACCATATGTTGTAAATTCCAAACTCACATTATCTCCACAAGTATTCTTAATGAACTCACCAATTTCATATAACCCCGAAACAGGTGAGTCAACAGTAAATAGACAATTTTCCTTCTTAGTCGGTTCATCATTTGACTATAAAATAAGTAAACGATTCGGATTGAGTATAAACTATAGAGCATTGGGTAACTCAAGTTCTCCAATACTTAGTAATTTCTTGATTGGATCAAGATTAATGTTATAACGATATGAAAAAAATATTTGACATCAGACACATAGTGATACTCCTAATGGTGGGTATAATAATATTCTTACAATTTTTCGTTCCTCCACAAATCGAAATAGAAGAAAAATTGGTTTATGATACAATACCTCAGGAAGTTATTTATGAAGTAGAGGTCGAAGTTCCATACGAGGTTGAAGTGGAGAAAATTGTTGAAGTACCAGCACCAACTCCACTTGTTGACACATCATTCATTCTACAGAAATATTACGTCAAAAACTTCAAATCAGACACAATAACATTGAATAATAATCAGGGGGTCATATATTTGTTTGACTCCATTTCACAAAATAAAGTTGTTTCAAGAAATTTTAGTGCTACCATCAAACCAAAAATAGTTAGAGAACCAGCGCCTGGACCATCGAAAGTTAGAAATCAAGTTTATGTGGGATTGAACGGAGCTTTGAGTCATCAAGATTGGGTTAACTCACTCGGGACAAGTATATTGTTAAAAACAAAAGATGACAAAGTGTTCCAACTTGGCGGAGGAGTTGCAAATCGAACATTCGATGGTGTTACAGGTAAATTTTACCCATATGTGACAGGAGGAGTGTATTGGAAGTTAAAATTTAATAGAGAGTAAGAGTATTTATAAGAAATAACAACCCGATGGATTTAAGAGAACTTATCAAAGAAACATTAGAAGAACATTTGAACAAATCTTTAATTATTAAAGAATCTGTTGAAGTTTCACAGTCATTGAAATATCACGTTGATAATGAGTTAACTTTAACTAATAATATTTTCCGTGCATACTCTGAAAGTTATTTTGATTTGGTGAATGAAGTTAGACAATTGTGGGAGGAAGGTAAGATTGACCTTAACGAAGAAGATACTTTGATGGTGGAATCAGATTTGGGTAAAAAAGTATCAATCAAAGGTAAATTAATTTATCTTGATGCTCCATTCATTTACGAGGATGAGGAGGAAGAGGATGTTTTGGAAGAGGCAAAACACAGAGGTAAAAATGTGAAGTTAAATAAACCATTCAGAACTTCAGGTGGTCCAAAAAAATTCTCAGTTTATGTAAAATCAAAAAGTGGTGGAATTAAAAAAGTATCTTTTGGAGACCCGAATTTGAGAGTTAGAAATGCTAACAAAGGAGCCGCCAAGTCATTCAGGGCAAGACATAAATGTGACCAAAAGAAAGATAGAACCACCGCAGGATATTGGAGCTGTAATGTTGGTAGATACGCCAAACAACTAGGTTTATCATCCTCAAATTCTTGGTAATGGATTTTCCGTTTGAACAAGTTGAAAAAAACGGTAAACTGATTAGGACGTTTACTACCGATGTTGAAGTTGAAGAACTTAAATGGCATCAAGACCTTAAGGATAGAAATGTTACAGTAATAGAAGATGGTGGATGGTCATTCCAAATGGAAAATGAACTGCCAGTCAAATTGTTTAAGTCCAGTCAAATTCACATTCCTAAATTTGTTTGGCACAGAGTCATAAAAGGACCGGACCAATTAGTGGTCGAAATTGAAGAATTAGAATAGAATGGAACCATCAGATAAGTTGTGGAATAGAATAAATGAATTTTTGGAGAATCATATATTCCAAATTGATTCGGATTATAATTTCGATACAAATTTCAAAATAAAACTAACAGGAACCAAAAACTATATTACGATTGGACAAGAAACAAAATTTATTCAATATACTTTGTATATCTTACCATCTAACAAACAGTCCGATTTATACTTCAGTATGTTCAAGAAACACACAGGTGAAGAAATAGATATTTCAACCACATCTACCATTTACGAAGTAATTAGGTATAAAATTGATAAGTTATTAAATCGTTTTTTGGAATTGTTCGGAGTAGACGAATACGTGATTTGTACAAAAGTAATTAATTTGGTCGAACTGGAAGATTAACTTATTTTAATTTCTCTAAAACTCTCTTAACTGTTTCTGTTAAAGCCTGAGAACTCATCAATACAACACCTGACGCAATCAATCTTTCCGCAATCAAAATTGCCGCCTCATCGATATCTTGTGTTTCCATAATAACAGATTGAATGTCTGTAATAATAGGAATCATGAAACTATATGCTATGGTGTCTATAAATGATGAGGAACCAGTACCCACAGAGGACATAAAATTTAAGAACGCTTCTTTCAACTGACTTCCTTTTCTTAATCCAACTTTGAAAATTTCTTCCAATCCCTCTTCTTTGATTACTGAAAATAATTTCATGGACGGTCTTTTAGTTTCAAAAAATAATGAAAATGCTAAACCGGCTAAAACCAACATTCTTTGGTCTTCAGTTAAATCGAAATTTTGATTCCTTAAAAATTGGTCTAATGGAATCACCATTCCACCCACAGCAGTACCCCAAGTTAGAAGCATTCTTAAATTAATGCCGTACGATTTGAATGCCCGATTTACAATTTGTTTTGTAAATGTATTCAATTGTTTCATGTAGTTTCCAAGCATCGATTTTTCTTCTTCAGTAAGAAGTGCTCTTAGTTGAGATTCTGTAATTAAAAATTCCATATAACAATAAATATATTACTTATATTTATTGTTATGAAAGGAACGTTGAATCCACCGTTAAAAGTCGGAGATAGAATTATATGTTATCACTTGGAAGGAGAACTTGGAGTTCCTCCAGGAACATCAGGTAGAGTTACTAGTATTTCAAAAGATCCATTTGAGTTTGATTCGGATGAACAAATTATTGGTGTCGATTGGGAGAATGGAAGTAAACTAAGTATGATTAGTTCTACAGACGCTTGGAAAAAAATTAGTGAATAAGGAGAGGAGGAATACTCCTCTTCCCTAATTATACAGTATGAAAGGATCGAACTTTCAAAAATGCCTTTCCAATTGATTCGTCAAGCAATTTTTCTAATTCCAAACTCGCATTCTTTTTTTCGGAATACTTTTTACTGAATAATATCTCTCGGAAAAATCCGTATCCATCGTAGTATCCATTAGTGTATGGATTATAAATTACAAATATTTTTTTACCTTTTTTCATTTTACATAAAGTTTATAACAATTTTAGTTCCGTAATCATCTATTTTATATCCGCTCCATCTATTATCAAGCGCAAAGTATTTGTTGAAGTTGAATATTGTAATTTCTTGACCGTTGTAATAGGAGACCAATGAATTTAATGCGTAATCAATCGAATATCCTCCCTCCAACCTATGATTAAGTATGAGATTAGCGATATCAGGTTCAACATCTATATTAAGTATAATAACAACTTGCATGACTCAATTTGATAATGGTGCTTTGATGGATGGATGTGATTCATAACCAATTAACTCAAAACATTCTGGTCTATAAGACATGATTTTATCACTGAATGTTTTTTCTCCCAAATGTTCTTTTACTTTTTCATGTTGGTACCAATTTCTTTCCGTGATTTGAACTTTGGGTAAATCATAAGGTCTTCTATGCATTTGTTCTTTTGCTTGTTCAATATGGTTTGAATACAAATGAACATCACCTAAGTTTCCAATCAATTCATCAGGAACCATATTCACTTCCTTTGCAATGATTTCCAATAATAATCCATAAGAAGCAATGTTAAATGGAAGACCCAATAGGGTATCCACAGACCTCTGGTTCCACATTAAAGAGATTGATCTCTTTGGGGCATAATCCAATGGGTCGATATTTTTTGTATATCCCATCTTTTCATATGCTCTAACTTGTTCTTCTATACTTAACTCTCTCGTATAAACTTGAAATCCATAATGACAAGGTGGTAAAACCATTTGGTCTAATTCACCTACATTCCAAGCAGATACCATCAATCTTCTACTATCAGGATTCTTTTTAATTTCGTTGATTAGATTTGTGATTTGGTCTATTCCTATAAAGTATTCGTTGGTTATAGAATCGTGTTTTCTTTCACCCCACTTTCTCCATTGCTTACCATAGATAGGTCCTAAATCTCCCCACTTTTTAGCAAACTCTTCATCGGTTTTGATAGTATTGATGAAATCTTCTTTACTTTTTGGCCACCGAACTTCATCACTTTTAACATAGTTCTTATAAGCATCTCCATCCCAAATATGACAACCATTATCAACAAGGTACTTAATATTAGTATCTCCTCTTAGAAACCAAATCAATTCTGTTACCATTGTTTTCCAAGCCATCTTCTTGGTTGTAAGTAACGGGAACCCTTCACTCATTTTATGGCGGATTTGTCTACCAAAAACGGAAAGGGTTCCAGTACCTGTTCTATCTTTTTTCTCAACACCATTATCTAAAATGTCTCTGAGTAGTTGTTGATATTGTCTTTCTATGTTAATCATATGTTATAAACAATTACTACTGTTTCTGTCTTACTACTTGATATCTTACCATAATTTTTAAGCGATTTAGTAGTGTTCTTTTTACCATACCAAATTCATTAACCATATATTTATTTTCTGGCGCATTCATATTACCAGTAGCTTGCTTATCCACATGGTCAAAAAACATTGATACGGCTTCAATGATTTCTTCTTTCGTCAATAGTTCTAAATTGTTTACAAATTTTTGACATTCTTCGTTTCTAATATAAGTTTGTTCCATAGTATCTAAATTATTTTTTTTTATTTTTTTTTAATATGATTAGAATAATAATATCATATTTCATTATCAAAATCACTAAATTTTAATCCCCACATTAAAGAAACCATTCCCATTTCTCGTTCACATAAGTTTTTATTCCAACGAAATACTCGTTTCATATAATCCATACCCCACTTTTTCCATTCTTCATTTTGTTCCATGGTCATTGTCCATTGGGCATACCAATCGTCTTTTCTATCCTTAACATCATCGTAGGTTACTTGGTACCCCGCGATTTCAAACATTTTGTTGATTACATCTACAACAAATTGTTCTTGTTTCTGTTTTGTAGTCAATCGTTTTGTCATAATTTTATAGTTTACCAAATTGTTGGTGATTTTGTTGAATATAATTGGAAATGGAGAATCCTAACCAAATCTCTTTTAGAATAACCTTAATCTTTTGAATCATCTTTTTCATCTTCGTCTTCATCGAATAAATCATATCCTTTGTAATCAGGATGATTTTTATGCATGTAATCTATACCTCTTACCCACAGAAAAGAAATAACTGGAATTACTGAAAGTATAACCAAAATCGACAATAATATTTCAACTGATATAGTCATAAACATCTTCGTTCGTTTTACCCTTCAAATCATTATACTGTTTTACAAGTCGGTTGACATCACCCCAAATAATGTTTGCGTTTGGGTCGATTTGTACGATTTGCTCTGCCAACTCCTTCTGTCTTCCACGAGAATAAAAATCACTTTCTATTGCATCCGCAAGGTTCTGAAGATGTTCAGGTGCACTTATTGATATTCTCAAATCATAATCAGCCCACTTTGTTTTATAATCATTCATCATGATACCTTTGGTCAGTTTCACTTTCAAATTATGTAAAGTTAGGTTACGAACTCTGATAATAGAATTATCTGACCCAAACAAGTGCAAGAAACGAAGAAACCATCTTGGACATCCTTTAGGTTTTGCTTCATAATCCATTGCTAGTACCAAAGGATACATTGCTTTGAATATAGGTCCGAGTTCTCTGTAAGGTACAGAACCCAAATATTTATACTTCTCGTAAAAATTTTCCGGAAAAAAAACCGCACGAATATCGTCCCAAGTAATATCTCTGGTGTAAATCATTCCTTTTTTTCTACCTCTCCAAAATAGAAGGCTTTGTAGAAAATCCAAAGCTTTCTCATCAAAAGGTTTGTTGTCCTTAAATGTGTCGAATTTAATAGTTGTCTTCATCTTGTTTAGATAGTTTATTTTGTAATTTACTTATTTTTTTCCCAAAGAGTTTGAATATTTTATATCTGATGTTTTCTACATGTCTCATCGCTATCCACTTTCCAATAACACTTCCACCAACGTAAAATGGAATTACCCACCAATCTCCTTCAAACAGAAGATCCAATGACCAATAAACTGACGCTAAGGAGATTAGATTGATGTAAATGGAATTGTACAACAATAGGCTCAACTTGTTCTCGTAAGTGTATTTTATCTCCAACACCTTAAAGATATTGAACATAATTTGAAACACCAAAACTAAAAGATAATATTTCATAATTTATTTTGGTTCTCCCATTCTTCGATAATGTAGTTTATGTTGTCTGAGAGGTGATCTTGCTTTGATAACCATTCAATGAATTCTTTAGTTCCCAAATCATAAGATTGTTCCATACATTTTTCAACCGAATTTCTATCAAAAAATCCAGTATGCACAATGTGATTATTTAATATTTTTTCTAAACTCGGTTTCATGATTCGATTTCTTTTTGCCAAAATGGTCTACTGTACTCCGGTTTTATTAATTTCCAAATAAATGGAGAAACGTCTTTTCCGTTCAACATACTGAATAATATTGATGGGTGGTCATATCCTTTCGCATTCTCGGCAAAATCTTTTTGTTCCAAATTCTTTGATTTCAGTACATTGAATATCTCAGTGTAATCTTTGAGGATATTTTCATATCTGTCAACCAAATCTTTAACCGTAGTTTTCACCCAAGAATCAAATTCATCAGGGACTCTATCCAATAATACATTCAAGTCCTTATTGTCTTTCAAATATTCCCAAATGTCCACATTTGAAAACTCAGTCAATAATCTGTGAAGATAAACGTAATCTTCACCCTTTATCTTCATTCTAAGACCACTTCTGAATTTAACAACATAACCCTCCCTTTCTTTGGAGATAGAGGATTTGAGGTTCTTATAATCTTGAATTCCGTCGTATTTTTTGATGACAGGTAATCCCGTTTCTTTGTTTATCAATAATAATGAATCATGTTCGAGTTCTTTGCCATTAGCATTACTAATCATCGACAAAACAACCAAAGATTCATCATTACCGTAATCACATACAATTCTATTCTGAGGGTAGATGATTTCGACTAAAGTAGTATATCCTTTTGGGATAGGTTCAACATTATACTTCTCATCTAATATTTGTCTTGCCCTTATTGATTGTGAAGAAGTAAATGACCCTTTACTAGCGATAATCCATTTACCTTGATACCAAAACAAAATACCTAAAGATCCATCAAGTTTTTCATATACTTCGAAATCTTCGTTGGGAATTTCAGTGGGAGAATGTTCCTCTAAATTGAAAAACTTGTCGAATGACTTCGCGATTACATTCCCTTGATTATCCAAAATTAATCCTCTACAACTTTTGGTGATATTATCCCACAATTTTTCGTATTGGGTTTTCCTGGTGTAGTTGTAAATAGACAAAGAAAGGGTCGGATGGTCATTTTTGACCACCAAACCCTTTTCTATGTAATCATTCAATATGTTTAAGTCGAAGTTCATTTTTTTTAATTATCCTCAAAGGTACTAAAAAAAATGGAATTAAACTAAAAAAATTTTTAATTTAATTTTGGATTAGCATGTTTGTGTTGGAGACTGGAAATCTACCTACAGGTACTCTGATCTCTCCTTCTTCACTTGCTTGTTTAATCATGACTTCGTAATAGGTTTCCAAAACTTTTACTGTTGGAACGTCTTTGAAAGTATAAAGAATTTTTGAATGATGTTCTCCTTCGTAAACTACGACGGATTTGGTTTTTGTGTTAAAAACTAGTGTTTGCATATTATTTAATTTGTTCTAAATTTATTTTTTTTCTTCTGTTTTTTCGGATAAAAATAATAATAATACAAAAATAAGAATACCTTTTAACCATTCATGTGATTCAATAGGAACACCAAATACAAATTGACTTGAGGCATATAACCCCAAAGTGAATATCCAGATGTAGGAGGCGAATCTAAAGATTTTTTTGAACATAATTTTAGTAATATTGTTTTTGTATGACTATTCCGTAAGCAAAATTAAAAAAAGAAACATTAAGACCAAAGGCTGGAGTGTTTACTCCTGATTCCAAGAAGTAATATTGATCATACCAAATAGATATACAGGGAATTAACCAATATTTTCCTATAACTTTTCTAAGTTTACTGTGATTTACTTTCCATTTCATATTGTTCTTTTTTATAAAGATAAGAAAAAATTACTCAGAAACCAAAAATACTGGATTTTGTTCACCAGCATAAAGACCGATGATGTTATAATCAAAAAATTCCATAGCCTCAGTCATGGTCATTAAATCTCTTTCACATAAAATGTTAAGGATTTTATTTTTGGAATAAAGGATGCGAGGTCCGTTACCGAACTCCTCAACAATCCCAATGATTGCCTCGTCAAGTCCATCAAGGATGATGGCACCTTCAGCGTATTCGTGGATGTCGTAGTCGTTGATTGTCATAGTAGTTAAGTAACAAGTGAGCCCGTAAACTGAGGCGATAAATAAATTACCAAGATACTATCGGATGAAAATACGGAACTCACTTGTGTATTACAATAATAGATTTTCCACTTAAAATTGTCAAATGAAAAAAATGAAAAAATAAAAGTATTTATAAATAAAACTATTAGTTATGAGAGGATACTTTGGATTAGGACAGTTGTCCGCAACTGAGAAGTCAGATATTTTAGACCAACACAAAAGTTTGTACAACGGATACCAAACCATGCAACCACAGGTATCAAACACTCAACCTTTATACACTTACGATTTCGCAGGTGATAAAGATGGATTAGTGGTAAACAACAAAGGTGAAGTTAAGAAATATACAAATATGGGAATCAACGAACAAGTTGAATCCAAAGAAATGTGTGAACAATGTGGAGGTCGAATGACCGAAGGTATTTGTGAACAATGTGGTGGAGGAGAAATGGAAGAAGCCACTGGTAAATTGGACGACATTTATAATGTTAATGATTTAGGTGATAATGATTTTGACTATGTTGAAGGTGGTGGTAATGACTATGGTACATTTGAAAAAATGCACCACATGAAAAAAATAAAGTCAGAAGGTAAATATGAAGACGATGATAATGAAGATGACGCAGTTGTAGGATCAGAAGACCTACAAATCGATTCAAGTGAAATGTATGAAGATGAAACCGATGACCAACCTTATGAAAAAGGTAAAAGAGGTATGAAAGCATCCCGAGCAAGAGCCTCATTCACACCAACTCCACAAGAAAATGAAATTCTAAATAACTTGTTTGGACAATATGGTGAAGACATCCCACCAATTGTAATCAGATACTTAAGAAAATTACCAAGAAAAACATTATTGAATCGTTTAGTTAAAGTAGGTCTTATCGACAAAGATTTATTACAAGGGAAAGAAACTATTGACGAACAAGGATATACTGGAGGTGGAAATGCTCCTGACATGGATTTAAGTAATATTGAACCCGCTTACGATTTTATTTCTGATGGACCAATGGCAGGAGGAGATGTTTACCCAACTGAAGGGGAAATGGAAGAAGAAATGTCACCTGAGGATAAGATGAGGTATAAAAGAAGAGGAATTACTTATGACAACCTATTAAGTTTCATTGATTATGAAAAAACTCAATGGGATATGTGTCATGATTTTAGTGATGAATTCGAATATGCTGACAACATTATTTCTTCAGCAATCGATAATTTCTTCGCTGAAACAGGACAAGATTATGAAAATGATAATCTTTTTGATGAATTACATGACATTTGTAAAGATTGGTTCGGAGAGGATTTAATTTCGGGTTATTATGAAGAATGTGAAGGTCACGAGGAAGAAGAGGATGAAGAGGATTTTATGTTCATGGAATCGGCATTCGCAGATGAAATAGACGAAGTCGATGTGTCAGGATCTCAAGGAATTTATGGAGATATGGAACCACCTTATGATTTTGACTCAGGAGGACCAGGTAAAGCTGGACCATATCAAAGATCGAGTTATTATGAAGAAGAGGAGTTAGAAGAAGAATTTGATATTGATGAAGATTTACAAGAATCTTTCCACAATCAGAAAAACAAAATTAATGAAATGATGAGTAGAATGAAGATTATAAAATAAAATTCCCCTCCTAAGGATAGAATCGTAGGACCGACTCAAACGAGTTTCAACCCCATAGTAATATGGGGTTTTTTTATTAAATTATATGAAGAATATGGCTTTTCATATATTTTTTAATATTTGTTTATAAATTGATATTGTTATGGAAATCAAGGAAATCGTATCTTATTATTTTAATAATGAGACCAATTTAGTAGATGTATCATTTAGAACCATCGAAGATGATGAAGATGTTGTAAGAATCGATACAATAGATTATAGTGTAATAGAGAGTTATGGATTTGACTTAATCACAGAATCTTTTGATTTTTTTGATGATGACCTTGAGGATGATTTATTTGAAGAAACAAAAATTGAATTAGATGAAGATATCCTAATAACTTTTCTAAACGAATATTATATCGTTAATCCATCGTCAATACCTAACCCTGAATTTTATTAAGGGCCAACTCGGGTTAGTGATATTGTCATAACTTGTTTTTCACCTAGCTTACCGGCAAACCAAGCTCCCGACGACTTTAATTGGAGTGTTTCTAATCCGTCATCTTCAATTAAGAAAGTTACAGACACATAATTACCATCCTTAGTTTTATAATGATATTGTACATATCCTGCATGAAAAGGAGTGCCTCCAAAATTTTTATAAAAAATATAATTGGGTTCAGACCCATAAAACCAAATGTCTTGACCTGAGGGGTAAACTCCAACTAATTTCATTCTTACAGTTGAATAATCGAAATGGATATAGAAATTATTGATTGGAATGACATTGAATGGATCTGGTAATTTTGGATTTCTGTATGTTGACCCTAACAAATATGACTCATCCTTAGTCTGATTTTGGTCAACACTTGTTATTTCCAACTTGGATACAACGTACTTTCCACTCAACGTGACATCCTTTCTTTCGGTGACGTAGAGTTGACATGAAGTGAAAAATAAAAGAGTTATTAATACAATCTTTTTCATTCCCTAAATATAAAAAAAAGTTTTTGACAATACAAAATATTTATTAATATGATATTAGACATTGACTTCCTTATTGATTTTTTTAACAAACGCTCGTTTTCCAGCATTAAAGATGAAATGGGTGAACAAGAAGAAACCTCACCAGCATCCACAGGTGGTGGAGGTGGTGGTGGGGGAGGTAAAGTCCCTAAATGGGCCGACTCATATACAATCACGAGAGGTAAAGCAAATCGATTAGGAGCATCAGGAGAAAAGTGGGAAACTGGACTTACAAG